ATGAACGGACAAACTAAAATCCAGCTCATGCTTGAACTAAAAAACAAAGTTCGCATGGGGCTAAACCAAGCAAAGAAAGACACTTTCAACAGTGTCAATACTATGCAGGCAAAGATGGACTCATTAAAGTTCAACTTTGCCAAGAACAGTAAGGCAATAGCCGCTGAATTACCTATGATTGGTAGTGCTCTGAAGTTGATATCAAACCCTCTTACTGCCACTGCCGCTGGCGTATTGGCCATAGGTAAAGGAATAGATTATACCACACAGAAGGCGGCAGATTTCAATTCTGAATTCCGAGGACTGTCCAACCTGAACCTCGACAAAACCAAAAGAGACATATCAACTTTGAGACGTATGGTGTTAGATACAGCTTATAACAAAGGATTCAGCACCACACAAACCATTACAGGATATTTCGATGTACAAAGTACCACTGGCAAGTACGGTGATGAAGTCAAACGAATCGTTGAAAAACAAGGCGAATTCGCCAACTTAATGCAAGCTAACTTCAATGATTACATTGCCGGAACAGCTAAAGGTATGGCAAACTTTGGTTTCAGTGCAGATAAACTGGATGAATACAATCGCTCCGCCTATGCAACGGTCAAAGTAGGTGTAACCACCTTCGACCAACTCGCAAAGGTACAGAGCGTTTATGCTGGTGCCGCAGCATCTAATAACCAAACCTTTGATACAGCTAATAAACTACTTGCTTTATTTACCATCAAAACAAAATCTGTCGACGAGGCCGCTACTCTAACTAAATCCATGTTTAATGACCTAACAAAAGACACCACCATAAAGGCGTTTAAGAAGGTAGGCATCAACTTGTACGATAATAACGGAAAGATTAAACAGGCTGACAACCTTATGCTTGAACTAAATAAAAAGTTCGCAGGACTTGATAAGGACAAAAACGTCGTATCTTTAAAGAATCAGTTCTCCGGTTCCGAAGGTCTTATTGCCATGATACAGGCCGCCACAGACAAAAGTGGGCAATTGCAGAACACCTTCAATAGCTTTAGTGAAACAAAGTTAGACATGGACAGAACTATGGAACTGACAAAGAATGACCTGAACTATAAGAATGAAATTCTGCGCAATAAACTAAGTGCCATGGAGATAGAAATAGGCACCTCTTTACTTCCTCTAAAAGCTAAAATAGCCGAACTAAAGCTATCAGTCATTGAACTTGTTAATGCTTTAACCATAGGAGAAAGAGGTACAAAAAAGAAAAACTATGATGAAGGGTGGACAAAACAAAAAGGCCAATACGAGGGCATTTTAAACAATGTATCTTCATTAACTTTTAAGGAGTATCAAGAGAAATACAGTGAATTATTTACTGCCATTAAAACCACTAAAGAGATCTACTGGCAGTCTGTTCAGAACGTCAATCAAACAAAACTTCCGTGGGGAGGTGGTCTCCTGTGGACTGACGAACAGAAGAAAATTTACCGTGAACGAGCTAATGGATATTCCACCGAATACACCAAAGGAAAATATGAATATGCCAAGTACCTGTTATTAGAATTTCAGAAAGCATGGCAGACAAAAAATAGCTTTAGCAATGACACCGCAACTACAGTCAAACCCAAAGCCGACAAAACCGCCCCCACCAACCCCGTCACCCCTCCCGTCAGTGATGGTGTCGGTACCGTTGTCGGTTCCGCCCGTCAAATCCGCAATCTCACTGTCAACATCGAAGCCTTCAACAAAGGTGGTATCAACACAGCCAACACCACGCTCCAACACATGGAACCCAATCAGATTGAAGAATGGTTCATCGACATGTGCATGCGCGTTGTCCGCAGTATTGAATCCACTTATTAATCACCATTTAAAACCCATTTAAACACCATGCAGCCCGATTTTAAACACCTCGTTCGTATTTGCGACAATATCAACCGCACCATCACGCGCATCCCCTACAAAGCTGCCGTTCTCGCCGTCAACTTCTCAAAAGAACGCTTCATCAAAAAGAACTGGCTTGACGGCCGTGAGTACCCTTGGCCTAAAACCAAGAAGCGCAAAGGTTCAACCCTGATAAAAAGCGGACGCCTCAAAAGAAGCATCCGCCAAGTGCACGTCGGTGCAGACTATGCTATTGTAGGCACCGACGTTCCATACGCTCGTCCAAACAACGACGGTCTAACCATCGAAGGTACCGAACAAGTCCGTTCCCACGACCGCCGTTCCCATAAGCGCAAGGCTTATACCCGTTCCGGCAAGCGTATCAAAGCTGGAACAGTCCGTGCTCATAGTGTTAAATCCCATACCCGAAAATTCAAACGTTCTTTTGTGCAGCGCCAATTTATCGGACAGTCCCAGCATCTTACCAGCCAAATAACAGAAATGATACAGAGCGAATTCCAAAGAGCAATTCAATAATTTATAGCACTTCTATCTCAACTATGTTAAGCGGACAAGCAAAATAGCCCGATTCTGCTACATCTTCAATTCCCCAAAGTAGGCGGAAACTACCGGATGCCGGAACAGTAATCTCTTGTTCCAGCCAATCCGTTAAGTTTTCCTTTGACGTGTAACCTGCCGGAATTGGTACATCTATTGTTGTTTCGTCAACTACAAGCCGAATCTTCATATAAGCAGCCGGGTCACGTGTAGCAATGGACGAACAGAAGAACCGCAAATTATACCTGCCCGGTGCTATATTTATCGTACAATCTCTAAAAGCAGTCGAACTGGTCGTTACAATAATATTGCGTTCCAAAATTTCATCCGGATAAATACCGGAATTATCTCCTGTAGTAGCACCTTTGGAACCTTCAACCATTGAAGATGATGAATTAGACATCGAATCATTCTTTGCCATAGTTCCCGCTACAGCACCATCTTTCCAATAGAACGTAGGATTGCCGTAATATGCCTGCCGGGTTAGCTTATTCACTTCATCAAATACCTGGTTCTGGTTACCTAATAAGGCTTTCGTCCAACCAAAGGAAATAACCGCTTTATGGGCTTCCGCCGTAACAGTAATAGTAGCACTCCTAATCTCCGTTATATTGCCCTCAGCATCTTGTAGCTGCCCGTATAAGGTCTTGGCACCGGAAGAATTAAAAGTGTACCTGATGTCATCCGAGTAATTCTGCCAGTTAACACCTGAAAAGTCTGCTATTTCACCTACACGGTATTTTGTGGGAACAAAAGAACCGGAGAAATAGAACGCCACTGTAGCCGTATTACGATATCCGCCTGACAATGTTATACTATCAAGTGAAAGCGGCTCTTCCTGATACGAAATCGTTGCTGCTACTATATTACTTTCCTCTGTATCTGTAGCGACCTGTGCATAGACCGTTTTAATTCCATATCCATCAGACAAAGTATAGTCTATTGTTCCGTCAACAGGAATGCCAGTCCAAGATATAGAAGATAAGTCTTTAGTTTCTCCAACCCGGTATTTTATAGGATTCCCACGAAATTTTATAGCTATCAAAACGTTTCTTTCTAATGTAGAAGGTGTACCATTGTTTATCAACACAGAAAGTAACTGAATAGAAGCATCTGGAAGACTTTCATCTTTGTAGATACCCATTAGTGCTCCTGAATGATATACCCTGTTGAACCATCTTTTATACCCTCGCATATCCCATTCTGTCAAAGCATTATTTCCGGCTGACACAAGCATCGAATTATAATTCGGTTGATAATTATAGTTCGCACTATCCCCAACCTTCAAATAACTATCCAGAACATCATATTCCTCATTATTCCGGATGAACACATTTCCACTCCCAACGAAGTTGGTCGGCAATTCCGTATCTCCCTCGGACGTAATGAACACATTATCATTCATTGAGAAGTTAGAATAAGAGATATTCCCGGCAACCGTCGCGATAATCCTTCCCTTTATGACGTTATTATATATCTTGAATGTAAGCGTATCATCTGTATAAGGGTTATTATCATCGCTCCAGCGCGTCCACGAAAACGCCATACTGTCTTTATCACATGTTAGGATGTTATTAAACATCTCCAGCTTTGACTTGAACGGAAAGACAATGCCTATCATAGAATAGTTATCCCACACCTTACAATTATATATTTTCCCGTCAGCCGTTACCGAAAAAGTATTTGCTTGGTTCACTTCCTTTTTATAACAACATTTCTCTATATCCAGATAGCAGACCTCCATACCCACAGCATTGTTAATCTGTACCGGGTCAAACCCTGTGTTGTGAAACTTACATCGGTACATACGCAAGTCACGCATTAAATGCGGATGATAAGTTACTTTTTCCCCTGCATTGTTGGTTCCGGACATTGCGCCTGTTCCATAATATCCCAGATATGTACCCTCACCTGCTGTATTCTGAATTGTACAGTGATGTATTTTCAGATTCTTAAATTCCCATCCATTCTCCTGCCAGAACCAAGGCTGATTCACTGACGGGTCTGTTTTTGCAGAAATCCCGGCAAAGCCTGCACCATCAATATCTATGCTGAACATTTCAAAATCGGTAGTTCCTCCTGTCAGAAAGAAACAGGAATTATAAAACATTTCTTCTGAAAATGGATAAAATCTAATACTCGTATTATTATACCCTCTGCCATCAAGTACCACGTGACGCATATTCTCAGCAAGGTTAAATGCGCCATAGCTACGCCATCCCCAATGCAAAATTTCAGTTGCATCATGGGTGATAATCAAAGGCTTCTCAAACGTCATGTAAGGTGTTCCTGTATTGGATGATGATGATGCCGGAGAATTTCCCTGCACCATTATCCGGCGCGGATAGTCTTCCGGTTCTTGTGGGTCTTTCATCAAACATAAGGTTGTTCCGGCAGGCAAATCACCTACCGGAATACGCCCATAGGATGCGGATGCGTCTCCCGCAGGAGTAATCGCCTCTGCATAATTCAGTCCGCTACCGTTCACATTACGCCATAACCGCACCTCAAAGTTTTTTGCCCCCGCATAAGTTGTTTGCGACCGATAGGTTGCAATGACCTCATACCCCGTTAAGGTATCATCCGGCTTCGGACATAATTGGGGTGTCACAGTTATTAATTTGTTAATGCGTTTAGAAATAGTTATCCCGCTGGCTGTATCCGTAACGTCAACTTCAACGTCATAAATACCACGGTCAGATGCTTCTCCAAAGTAATAGCTGAACGGGAATTTGTAATCAGGTGTAGGTCTGCCTACTGCCTGTAACACCTTATAAACAGTTGCCTCATTTTCCTTATAGACTTTTACCGTTATTTCAGATGCACCGTTGTAACCATTTTCCATCGCCACCTGTAAAGAGCCACTTTCACCTACACGTACAATTTCTTGCGCTGTCACATTGAAATATGGTAATGTCTGCGGTCTCATAGCATAAATCATCTTGGCAACAATTGTCTCCGTCAAAGAATTGCGGGCAGTGAACTTCTGTACCAGCTCTCCGGCGGCAGATACGGTCACCTCTTTGTAGTCTTTTTGCTTTATCAGGTTCCCGGCGGATATAACCGTACTACCACTACCATCTTGTAACCGCCATTCTGATGACTGTCCCCATTTCGTTTGCGCATCAATCTTCACAGTCTGCCCAATCACCGGAAAATAATTATCCGCTATGGCAGATGCCTGCACCCGCCCAATCCCGACTTTCAATCTATTTGTATGAACTTCTTTTGCCATATCAATAATCTACATTAATCGTATATAATTCATCTTCTTGATATTCATTGTCTGCATCTAATACCGGATATGTATGTATAATACCACTTCTTCCAATTACCAAAGCCGAATGCTGGCTACCAACTACAGAAAAGACCACCAGCTTCATCCGGTCTAATGTATTATGCTTCAAATGCAGAATACTGTCTGCCATTGTAGAATACTGCACAGCACTGTTAAAACCTCTTTCCTCGCTATAATCTTCTCCGGTATATCCAGTTATCTCCTGCGTCTCGTCAATAACCGTCCCGGCAAGGTTATAGCAACCGCGAGTATTCCCTACACTTGCCTTGGACTTATAATCAATATCCGCATCCGGGAAATAAGCCATATTAGAGTAGTATTCCAGTCCGGTAAGCAATTTGTAGGAATCCCCACCATCTTGTTTCTCAAGAAGTTTAGTTCCATCTTCCACCTTGATAGAATTAGCTTCATATCCTGCTGCTTGAATTTTCACTAAATCCCTACCTGTCGCATAGTCAAGAGTGATATATTCGGCTGCTTCATCTTCGTTAGGTGACACAAGCATGGCCCTGATAGATTCGTACAGGTTGTTGCCGGTATGCAAGTTCTTCACTCTATTAATTATAAACCCATTAATACTGTTTCCGCTACCCGTAGTCGCATTGATAACTATATTATTGAAGATATCCGCGTTCGTCACCGTACCACCTCTTGTTACATACTGCTCAAACCAGCTTCCGTTCATAAATATCGTGTTATTACGGATTTTCAAGTTATCAATTTGGCAAAGGTTAAAATACTCTTTCATCCACCCGCCTGCCGGAGAATTCAGCATTCCGACAAACAAGTTACTATCAATCACCACCTCTTTCATACTTCCCAGGTTAGACATCGTTATAACACGCCCGCCACCGCCGGACACATCATTCCTACGGAAATAAAGCCTGTCAATATTGCTCAGTTCAAAGTAGTTCTCACGAACATCTCCTGACATCTTGTTATCTTCAACCGTCAGTGTATAGCAGTTTTTCAAAGTCACAATCGAAGGATGAGCAACAACATTCAACGAATAATCCACGCTCACCGTATTCTTTAGTAATGACACATACAAGCAATTAGATAGTTTTATACAGTTACCGTAGTCATTATTCAGGTTACACCCCAATACAGTCAAATTCTCACTATATTTCGAACCGATGGTACGGTATGCCTTTTTAGTCGCATCAGTCGGATAAGCCCCGTTAAAAATACATTGATAAACCATCAGGTTACGGGCATAACGATTTGCGTTTCCGATATAATTCAGTGCGTAAACCTCACTTGGTGAATAATTACCCGCATAATTGGCACAGTTAACAAAGGAGATATTTCGCAACAATACATTATCTACCTCTTTCAATTGCAGTCCACCCAGTGATTTGCCATCATATACAAGTTTATCCGCACCATCTATAGTAAGATAGTAGACAGCATTTGTATTCCATTTTGTTAGCTCTGCAATCCACGTTCCGGTTAAGCGTTTTTCTCTAGCCTCTTTGATGCAGGTAATTGTAACATTTTGAGTTAAGCCATTCGGATATGCTGTTTTAATCGCATTCAGTGCGTCCTGTGTAGAAGAATAGTACATACCCGGCATGTCACTGCGTATCAAAAACTCTGTCGGGTTTTCTTCCGCTTCTTCCATCCATACGTACATTGTGTGTTCTTTGTCAATGTCTTCGAAAAGATATTCAGAAATAGCTCCGTTATCCACTTGGTCAACATTGAGTTGTCTCACCCGGTAGCCTTCTTCCGGCACAACAACAACGGTTACATTACCACCTTTTTTTACGGTAAAAGTATAAACTCCCTTATCTGCCGATACAGTTGTATTTACAACATCTCCGGTAGCTTTAACGGAACATTGCCCAATATTGACGGTATTGACACCTACTAATATAGTGAGAGTTTCCTGTACTCCACCTCTCGCCTTAATAACCTTATTTTCTTCATCCCAATACACCGTCTCATTATCAATGTGGCTTTTCAGACGTTCCACAAACCAATCATCCGTACCTTCCCCCTCCAGCAAAGCCACCATATCCATCAGCAGCCCACCCACGCGCGAAGCCGTATTTTTTCCTATTCTGACCTCGTCCCTTATTTCTTTTGCACGTTGTAACAGTTTCCCCATACCCTTCAACCTTTTCAGTTCTTAAATCGGACACATCCCCAAATTCTCCACATACGCCTCGTCCGTGTTCACCGTCAACCCATTCTCAACACCTTCCACATACGCCTTAAACGCTGCCAGCCGTGCCTTATATTCCGTTACTTCCAGCTTCGCCAGTTCTTCCGCTGTCACCGCTGCATAGTTTCCAAATGCATCCGTCACCTTATACACCCTCGGATAACCGCCCACCATAACACCTCCAATCTTTTTGGTTACAGTCAGTTCCGTCCCCCTCTGCATTCCTGTATTGATTATCGCCATACCTATAAAAGTCTAAATTCATAAACATACTCATCATCTTCCGTAATTCCCAACCGGACAGAACTCTCCACAATCGCATTCCCCCCAGTGGCATCAACCGGGAAAGTGACCGCCTGATTTTCCTGTGTACTTGTATAGTGTACCGTTCTTTCCGTCGTTTCACTGCCAACCTTGAAATGAATAGGCAAAAGCCCCGACACCGGATATTGTGCCGTAATTTTCAAATCAAAGCCGTACCCCAGCACATCAGCCGTAACAAGATTATCCCGTTTTCCTTTGCGCTCGCAGACAAACCCTGTCCATTCACTCTCCATGCCCGCCAGCTCGCATACAAACCCCGTCCATTGTGCCGTTATCACAATCCCCGCATTTTCATAACCATAAGATTTCCCCGCCAACTTATACCTGTCCAGCAACGCAAAAAGCCTCCTTTCCTTATCCATATCCACAAAATCCGTCTTTATGATAAAGTCTATCGGCTTTCCATTCCCTTCCTCAATCCGTATATCCAGCCCCAATTCGTCCCGTATAATCTTCTCCAGCATACACACCTGCGGCGTCCCCGCCACCTTCGTCCGCATCTTCCTCTGCCACGCCACAAACTCCTCATACAGCACCCTTATCGGCAATGTCAGCACCATGCACACCGCAATCATCCCCGTCACCCTCAACCTTTCCGGCAACCGTTCAATTATCCACTTCCTCCAGTCCATCAGTCAATCGCATAAACAATGTCACCCTCTTCCCGCACATACACAAACGCCCCGCTTTCCGCATCAATCCTCCTCCGGTCTTCCAGTGTTCCCTTCCACGTAGTCCCGTCCAGCGTTACGTCCTTCACACCTTCAGCCTGTTGTATCACATCAATCAACTTCGACGCATACATCACACCACCGTACTCCAACCCGTTCAGATACCCTTCAATAGCTTCCTCCACAGGCTTACCTCCACCATTCAGCCTCGTCCCCGTACTGTCCAGCACCAACGCATCATAATACACATGCAGATGCACCCTCAATTCATCCGGTGCCTCACTCACAAAAAGATAATGCGTCCCTGCCGCCCCCACCTGCCTCATGTAAGCCTCAAAAGCCGTCCGCACATCCCCGGTCAACGCCTGTTTCCCCGCATCACTGAAGTACATCTTCAACTTCGTCACCCCCTCATCCGTCACTTGCCGCACAGCCACATTCTTCACCACTTGCTTCGTCTCATCCTTCACCGCATATTCAAACCTGTATGCCTTTTCATTATACTCCAGCGCATCCCCCTTCTGAAATTCCAGCGCCTTCGCATAATACCAGGACAGCGACGTCACATACGCCGCATCAATCACCGCCTCCGTCTCCGACTTGAACGCATTCCACAACGTTTCCAGCACCCACACCGCCGCTGCCCACACATCAATCAGCCTCGCCTCAATGCTCACTTTCGAGAATTGTTCATCAAAGCCTTTTGTCTCATCCAGTCCGTAAAGCTCCTGAAGCGTTACATTATCCACAAATGCCGCTTTCAAATCCGCCTTTATATCCTGTATTTCCCGTGCCATACGCCTCAGTTAAAAGATAAATCAAATGTATCGTCAAATACTCTTCCCTCAAGTGCTGTCGCTGGCCTCACATTCTGTGCTGCATAATATTGCACTATACCTTTGTTCACCACTTTCTCCGGCGAATACTCCAACATTCTCCCCGGCTCCAGCACATCCGTCACCTCCAGCCCATTTTCTTCAGCCAAGACAATCGCACCGTCAGCACTTCCGTACACCCTCAAAGCAATATCCGCCAATGACTGCCCCGCCAATATCATGTACTTCATTTTTCCCCCTTCTTCACCTTATACCTGAACCATATCCCCGCACCAGCCGCAGCCACAATCCACGCCACCCAGCCACTTGTATAGAAGAACGCCTCACCGAAACGTTTCCTTTCCACCACCGTCCGTGTCTCTTCCTTCCTCTCCACAATAGCCGAATCCGTCCGTTCCCGCCAAATTGTATCATGCTTTTCCACGTTGATAAACACAAACCTCACCTGTCCCGGAATACTATCCTTATTCTCTATCCAATGATACAGCTTTCCGCCTCTCACCGCCGCATCACTCCGTGCATACGAAGTCTCCAGATGAGAAACACTGTCCGCCACATTGCCACTCTTTTCCATCAGTCCGCGCACCATCATCAGGCTGTCCCTGTACACTTCCGTCCTCCGTTCATACCACGATGCAAGCTCCTTCAGCTCGCTCACCATCTTCCTGTAATCCGTCTGTTCCGTACTCACTCTCCTTGTCCCGCATGCACAAAAGCACATCATCAGGCAAACCACGCACATAATCTTTCCCATACCTCTCATCTTTCAGGTTTCACAATCACCGGACGCAGGAAATTCACAAACTCATCCTTCACCTCGAAACAGGGACATTCCTTCAACCATTCTCGCCGTTCCACAATCCCGTTTCCATCCTTATCCGGCGAAGTGTCCCGGTGTCCCAGCACATCCACAATCTCATACCGCTTGCAGATATCCGCCACCAGCTCCCTCATAGCCCTTTTCTGTGCCTCCGTCCGCGTGTCCTTAGCTTTTCCGTTCCTGTCCAGCCCGCCCTCATAGCAAATCCCGATAGAGCAACGGTTATAGCTGAATTTCTCTCCCGGCACAAGACAGTTGTCATGCGCCCCCATCTCATTCTCCGCCCGCATCTTTACCACCCGGCCATCCTTCCTGATATAGTAGTGATAGCCCCATTTCCCGAATCCGCGAGCCACATGGCTCTCGTTTATCTGCCCCTCCGTGAAATCCCTGTCCTCACGTGTAGCAGAACAATGTATCACAATATAAATCGGCTTATTCATCCTTCTTTTCCTCCTTATTATTAGCGTTTAAATACCGTTTAAACCGATAAGTATAATCCACTCCGAACAATGCCCCCGCAAACGTCGAAATCTCTCCGTATGCCACCAGAACGGAGTTATGAATTTCCCCGGTCGGCACCACCCAGAACCCGCAGAACACAAGTACTATTCCTGCCAACGTCAGGAATACCGCAACTCCCAGTTGTATATTCAATCTCTTCCTCATCATTACCTCCTTTCCCTCACTTAGTATCAATCACCAGTTCCCCCGTGTCCGAAACCTGCACATCCGCTTTATACCCATCCAGCTCCAACTGTGTTTGTACCTCCGCCCGCATCTCCGCCGCTCTTCCCACACTTTTCAGATATCGTTCTCCCACGCCCAGCACCGGATAATCCTTGAAATCCCCTTTATTCGACGCCACAATCAGTGCCACGTGGTCATAGTCACTTTCATCCACCACCAGCCCCTGTGCAATCCGCCCTTCAGCGTCTCTCACCACCCTCACCTTCAATTCCCCCCGTTCATCCAGCACAATCCCCCGTCTTCCCATTTTTATTTTTAATTCTTTAATTTTTAATTCACTGAGCGTCAAAGCACTCAATGTTTCACCTTCTCATCCTCATAATCCCCTCTATCCAGCTTCTTCGCCTTCGATGCAATCACCGCCGCCGTCCCGCTTTGAGCCGATGCCGACCCGGTCGTACTCACCTGATGCGTATGCCCATTGAACGCATCCACCAGTTCATTCACCTTACCTGTCAGCTTTGCAATATCAATCATCCCTCCAAGTTCCCCGCCGTTCATCACAATCCCGGTAGCCGACATATTCAGCGTCACATTCCCCGTCCTAATCTCAACCCTTTCAATCTTCGACGTCGCCACCACCACGCCCTCCGCCATTCCCATCTGGAGCACCATCACATAGCTACCCACGGCAGGTATTATCCTGAAATAATCCTTTACCTCTTCATCAATCACCGCATTCAATCTCACCTCATGCAGTTCCGGCTTCCCGTCCCGTTCCACTGTGCATGTCCCTTCCTGCATATCCACATCCTTCACGGTTCCCACGTCCACCCGGCAACCCATCCCACCGCCAGCAGCCCGTCTCGCCAGTGTTTCAATCAATTCTTCAAAAGCCTGTTCCGCATTCATTCCACCTTATACCCCAATCTGTTAATCCGTTCAAAATAAGCATTTCCATACCTCACAGTCACGCTTTCCACCAGATACATCCCGTTCCTTTCCGGTTCCCGTTCCGATACCAGTTTCAGCGTATCTCCCGCATTTGTCCGTGGCAGGCCGAAGCCCGTCACCGTCCCGTCGAATCCGTCAAAAGACACCCGTTTATACTCCGCCAGTGCCAGCTCTCTCAATTCCGGTGCCGTCTTATTCGCATAGCTCAAAGTTCTCACCGTCGCAAACCGTTCCTTGCTTCCCGCCGTCTCCGTTATCTTCTTCCCGTCCCGGCTGTAACTCACCGCCTTCACCCTTATATGCTTGTCCTCCTTGCGCTTGTACTTCAGGTTGCTCTTCTTCACGTTCTTTTCAAAGTCATACACATGCACCTGTTTCGCCACCGCTATCTCATACTTGAATTTGCAAACCAGCCGTTTCCCCCGTATCGCCGAATAGAATCCATACTGTTCCTTCAGCACCCTCAGCACCGCCAGCGTACTCTGGTTGTCAATCTGAAACTTCCCCAGCTTCGCCTCATGGCATTCTATCTCATACCCCGGTGCGATATATTCCAGCACCTCCCTCAGCGTCACCTCCTTCCAGCTCTTCACGAATGAATTCTGCCGCATGAAGAACGTCTCATCATCCAGATGCAGCTTCATCGGAAACCCGCTCTCAATCTCCCGGATGTACCCCTCAAATTCCACCGCCAGCTCTCCATTATATCCCAGCTCCAGTTTCACCCGGTCTCCCACGGAGATAAACTCCCTCAATTCCCCCTGTTCATTCCCGTATCGCCGTGGTATCACCACCATAGCCTTGTCTCCCAGCGTCTCCACCGTTTTGCTTATTTCCGCAGAAGATATCCGGTCAAGCACCGCTTTCCTGCCTCCCAGTTGCTGTTCAATCGTCAGCCGCGAACACAAGTTCAAATACAACATAACCTATTGAATTAAAGAGAATACCGCAGGTTTAATACTCTTCGCCATCAGCGAATACTTCACCGTGTCCGGAAAACCCTCCACAGGCTCAATACCCTGTTCTTGGAAGTAGATAGACTTTATCCCCAAGTCCAGCAGCAACGGGCACGCCACGTCTATCACATCGTTTATCTCAAAGAACTCCGCCAGCGCCTTCACCTTTTCTCCCGGATATCCATGCTCATCCATATCCACCACCAGCCCGTTCAGTTCTATCTCCCACGAATTCACCCCGAAGTTCTCCACCACCTCCGCCTCATTGCCTCCGTCTATCACTGTCACCGTGATATTCTTCGTCCTCCTGAACCTCATAAGAGGAGGCGGAGCAAACACCCCTGTCGTATTCTCCTTCAGACCGCCGAACGAAAAATTCATTTCCTTCCCCTCATGCTTCATCACCATTTCCGCCCAAGTCCAGTCCGCAGGAGCATATACAGCCGCATCATACTTCGCCTCATTATTGTTTCTGCCTCTCCATTTCGCCTCGTTGAAGGCTATGCCCGCTTTAAAGATGCCCGCATTGGCCAGCCCTTCCGCTTCCCCTGCCAGCGTACCCGTAACAAATCCCCAGGCACTCTGATACCTCGCTATCAAATCAACAATATACCTCATGTCCGTCTATTCGTTCAGTTTCACACCCAGCATTCCGTTTCTCGCCAGCCATTGCAGTTGCCTCACCTTTTCCGCCCAAACCTCATCCGGCAAGTCTTCCGGGAAAGGAATATGAAACCACAGGCTCAACATCGCATTATACTTCCTCACATAGTCCGTGTTTGCCGTGTCCAGCAGGGGCGGGCATCCGTCTACAACATCTCTACTTCGGGCTTCTGAAAAGGGAGAAGGTCAGTCACTGCAAAGAATGCCTGATAAAACAGGTTGTCATCCGCCATCACAGCGTCCACATCCGTCAGCACGCAGTTACGCACATAAATCTCTTTCGCCTTACCCGGATTCGTATTCTCCCATTTCTCAGCCTCACTGATAATCTTCCGGTCAGGACTCTTCACCAGCACCTCCAGCGCCACGCTTTTCTCATCCTCCGCCTTCAATGCCACCCTTGCCAGTTTGCAACCCGGATTCTCCGCTCTCTTCTGTTCAATAAACTCCTTTGTAAATTCCATAACCTTTTAATTTTAAATTCTTTAATTTTAAATTTATACATTATTGTATTCCACTTCCAGCACAAACAATTCATATTGCTTGTTCAGTCCCATCTCCGTATTCACTTCGCGTCCCTGACTTTGGAACTTAGCCAGAATCGTATCATTCACCACCTTGTTATACCCGTCCACGAACGTCACATTGATAGGAAACGGCTTGATGCTCAGCAAATCCCCTCCGCAGGCACCTTCCAATGCCACCGCTTGGTTCATCATCATCGTGATGCTTCCCGTGTGGTCTATCTTTCCCATACTCCAGCTCGTAGCCCTGCGGCTCCCGATTGTATGATTCTTCTGGTGTTCCTGTGTCGTGCCATACTCTATGGCCGTCACTTCCTCCCATACCTGTCCCAGTGCCGTTATCGTGGCATCCCCGCCGTCATACGCTTTTCCGTCTCTTCTTATCTTCATATTGCGCCTCCTTAAATTGAGCTTTTAATATTCACCGTCCCTTCTATCGAACCGATACACCCCATAGGCACCCAGCGAAAGAACACCTCCAGCGTCCGTTCCCCGGTCATCAGGTTGCTGTCCCCATCCACTTCGGTCTCTCCGCCGCTCAGTTCCTGTTTAGCTGCCATGTTCGCAAAAATATCGTTGCCGATATCCTCGAAGTATTTCACCATCCCCGTCGTCAGCTTCCCCGTCACCGCATCAACGGGCACCGTCGTTTTCACCTTCTGTTGATAAGCCGCATACAATTCCCTGATAACCTTGCAGTTCGTCCGGCTCATCGCAATCGTGCTTTCGCTCATGTTCCCATCCTTATCCACCACAATCCGGGCGCACACATGGTCATCATTCAGGCACACCACACCGGAGTAATATTCCCCCAGAATATAGCCTTTCGCATTCAGGCTCTCCAGTTCCTTCTCCTTATCCTTTACCCGCTCATGGCTCGACAATCCCGCGTTCACCCAGTTCCCCCGGTTCGCATCCGTCAGTATCATCGTAGCCACCTCGCCGATGTTGTACGATACAGGCTGAGCCGCCATACATCCCAACATGCTGCCCACGGCCGCATACTTCTGTTCCATGCCCGTCAGCGTCTCTGCAAAACCCCAGTCCTGACCAATCATTACGCTCACCTGCGGGCAATCCAGCGCGGCGCCTTCCACCTTCAGGTCTCTCAGGTTCGCCATCGTTGCCGCCGTCACGGTGTTCAGCCCCGCACATTCCAGCACCACATGCAGCGGTCTGCCTCCCTGTCGTGCCCAGTCCGCCAGCAGTTGCGCATCCACTATTGCAGTGGTCATCTCATCCGGTATTCCGTCCACCAGCGTCACTTTGTCCGGCACATAGCAAAAACCGACATTGAACACCTGCCCGTCACTTTCCGCAATCAGCGCCGTCACCGCTTCATCGTTAATCAGGTTGGCATACTTGTCACCCTCTCCCTTAGCCACATTCAGCACATACAATTGCGCGCCTTTTCCACCCATGCGGAAGTACTCCGTAATATGGTGATACAGCAACGCATTCGCCGCCTCGCTGATACCGTATGCCGTCATGTCGTTCGTCGAAGTCAGCAGCGCATATTTTCCTTCTGCCAGTGTCGTTTCTCCGCTACCGATGGCACCGAAGTAGCCCACCAGTGCCGAAACCTTCTCATAACCGCCCGCAGCATTCCGCCCGACTTTCCCTTTCTTTATATTCACTCTACCCATTGCCTTCAGTCTTTTCAGTTTTCGTTCCGGCTGTAGCGGCTTCCTTTTCCGCCTTCACTTCCTTCTTCTCCGTTTTCGCAGGCGCTTTCACCTCCTTTTCCGGTGCCTTTTCTTCCTCATCGGCATCATAAGTATAGGTGTACACCTTTTTCTTGTCGCCCCCTTCGCTTGCCACCGCATAAGAGAGATTCGTGAAGTATTCTCCTTTCGTGTTGTAGAACAGCTTGTCCACGCCCAGCTCTTTGCAGATACGTTGCGCCTCCGTTGTCACTTTCGTCACTTTCTTTGCCATATTATTCTTTTTTATTAGGGTAGGGGGCAAATCCCCCATACCCGCCGATTCAACTTAAAAACTCAAATCATTTGCCCGACACGATAGCGCCTACCGCGCCCTCTTTCTTCTGCGGAAGCGCCACGAACCTCGTCGTAAAGCTCACCAGATTCCGCTTGTTCACCGGGTCATTCTCCGCCTTGCTGTAGTACATCTTTGTACCGCCCTTACATTTGAACATGCGCGGCACATAGAAGAATACCGACGCCTCAAAATCATTAGCCGTAGCCACCGAACCGAAACTTTTTTTCTTCTTCGTCGTGCAGTCAAACAGCGGACAATTCACCGCCTCATAAATCTCAAACCCGTACATCTTCATAATCACCCCGGTCGAGTAATCATGATACTGGTTCTGGAATTTCTGGTCTGCCTCCAGCAAGTCCGCCACGTGGTCACTGCAAAGCACCAACCTGCGCCCCTTCTTCGGAACCTTCAGCTTATCCAATTTCCGTCGCAACGCAATCACATCCAAACGTGTCAGCTTCTTGCGTCCGTCTTCATCCGTCGTTCCGGTAGTCAGCAGCACAGGCGTCTCCGCTGTGTCCTCCGTTGGAGCAAACGCATGAATAGCCTTGTCCAGCATCGTTTCACTCAATCGGTTCCCGTGTCTGGTCTTCACCAGTCCCATCTTGTCATACGCCAGCGCATAGAGTTCGTCATCCGTCACCTGTGTTGGTTTCGTCTCAAACTTGCTCAGCTTTATCGACACATCCCCGTCTTCCAGTTCCTCAATCTCCAGCGGATACGTCGTATTGTCCACCAGCACCGTCGGGTCTCCCGACACATCGCTCAGATGCACCACATCATTCTCCGCATACTGCGAGAAGTCCGGCACACCCTCCAAGAACGTCCCCTCCAGTGCATGCGTATAATGCTCCACCACCTGCCGTGTCCACACTTCCACATACACCCCGGCACGCATTCCATTCGGCAGTCTCACAAAACTGGCTCCTATACCGATAGCCACCATTCCGATAGCTCCCAGCCAAGCCGGAACCCCGATACACGAAGCCAGCAAACCGCCCATCACCGTACAAACCAACAGCCCCACAAGAGCCATCACAATTCTAATCATCTTCTTTCTCATCTTCACAAATTCTTCATTTAAACTTTAATTATTTACCCTTTAAACGCCGCCTTATACAGCGCCTCAAATTTCTCCGGCTCATTCTTTGCCATCGCTTCCAGCCCTCGCGGGTCTTCCTTCTGCCACTGTTCCCAGCCCCAGCTTGCCTGTGCCGCACCTTGTGCCATATTGGCCGCTCCGCCTCTTGTTATTTCCACCAGCGACGGCGCAGTCTTCATTCCGCCCAGCACCGTCTCCAGTGCCTCAATTCCCGACTTTTCACCGATAGCCACAAACGTCGCCTCCTGTTCTGCCGAAATCTTCCCGGCTTTCTTTGCCGCGTTCACCGTGTCCGTGATGCGCTTTTTCTCCGCATCCCTGATGGAGGTCTCCGCGTCATCAGCCCGTCTTTTCTCCGCATCCAGTTTTGCCTGTATCGCGTCCTCAATCTCTTTGTCGGTGCTTTGTGCTGTTACGCCCGTCAGCCCGAACTTCCGAATCAAACCTTCTTTGTCCATTTCACTCTCATTTTTTTGGTTATTACTGTTTTTCAAAACTCCCTTTTCTTCTATCTCCAGACAGGCCGCAAACCGCCCATACAACGCCTTCGGTGTCTGCACTTTCAGTTCCTCCGCAGATACCTGCGTCACGCCTGTGGCTATCGGTTCCACAATGCCGTCTATCAGTTTTGCATCCATCGCCTCCTGCGCCGTAAACCAGTTGTCGCCTACCAGCAAATCCTCAATCTCCTTTTCACTCTTCCCCGTTTTTCCGGCATATATCTTCTTGAAATTCTTCTCCATTCCCCGCAGGCCTTTCGCAGCTTTCTCCATCTCCACCGCCGTGCCGTAGCACCCGCCCTTCGGCGCATGCACCATCATATACGAATTTTCGCACATGTACACCTTTGCCGCCGCCATCATTATCACCGTACCCATAGAGCACGACACCCCGGCCACAATCACATTCACCGGAACCCCGCACCCCTTGATATAGTTATAAATCAGCGTCCCTTCCTGCACGTCTCCGCCCTGCGTATGCAACAGCAAGTCCACTTCATCGGCTCCCTTTCTCGCTTCATCAAAACGCGCAATAAACTCCGCCGCCGAATTCACCCCATACCGATAAATCTCACCGTACAGTTTCACTTCACCTTTTTTCTTCCCTTTCGCCATCCGTCGCTTGTTTTTTCAGCAAACATAACCCACTTTTCTTGCCCTCACAACTATCTGTACACCCCTTGAACCATCCGCTTTAAGCCTTGAACACATCTTTCTTTTTCAGGCTTTTACCCCTCATCTTTGTCTAAAAAAGGTGTAATCTATGGCAGAGATAGGAAACGACAAGAAACGTGAGATAGCCGAAGACATGTACATACGTCTCGGCCTCACCGGGCGCGAAATCGCCGAAAATTTAGCAGTAACCGAACAGACCGTCAGCCGATGGAAAAAAGGCCGCACGGGCGAGAAGTCGTGGGATGACCGCAAGACCGAATCCCAGCTCACCCCGCTCAAAATCAAAGAGCTTCTTCTCAAAGAAGCCGAAAAGCTCGCCAAAGGCGAAGAATCCAACGTCAAGGCCGACCAGCTCAGCAAAATCATGTCCGCCATCGACCAGCTCGACAAGAAAATCAATGTCCGCACCGTCATGGACGTCTTTCGCGAGTTCGACATCTGGATGTCCGAGCAGGAACCCGCCACCGCCATCCAGTTCACCCGTTGGCACAAACTCTTCCTCCAGTACCGCGTCAGCCTCGAAGCCTGACGCCGGACTAACTTCAATCGTAAATTGTAAATCGTAAAATTGTAAATCCAAATGGCTCTTAAATACGATAAACTCCTCAACGACTACGACAAGCATTGCCAGCGCATTGCCAAGTCCACCACCATCCGCATCAACGAGACCCCTGCGGAGAAAGTCAAGCGCATGCGCCATCTCGAAGCCGACTACACCCGCTGGTTCAGCTACTATTTCCCCAACTTTGCCAAGAAACCCTGCGCATGGTTCCACAAGCGTCTGGCTAACAAAGTCATAGAGAACCGCCACATTCGCGCCCTTGCCGAGTGGTACCGCTCCGCCGCCAAATCCGTGCACATAGACATGGGCATCCCTCTTTTCCTCTATTTGGTAAAGAGCGACCTCCACTACATGCTCCTCATTGGCGAAACCGAACCCAAAGCCCGCAAGCTCCTTTCCTCCCTTCAGGCACAACTCCAGCACAACCAGCGCATCCTCAGCGATTACGGTCAGCGATTCCAATACGGCGATTGGGCCGATGGCGATTTCACCACCGTCGACGGTGTCAAGTTCACCGCCCTCGGCTTCATGCAGTCCCCCCGTGGTGCCCGCGAAGACGAAAACCGTCCAGACTACATCGTCATCGACGACGTCGACAACAAACGCCACGTCAACAATGACCGCCTCATGCGCGAAGCCATCGAATTCATCACCGAAGATGTCTGGGGAACCTTCGACACCGACCCCGATGCCACCGACCGCTTCATCTACGCCAACAACAACTTCCACAAGAACAGCATCACCAACCGCCTCCACCAGCTTTTCCTGCAAAAACAGCAGCAAGCCCTTCAGGACGGCGATGCCACAAACTACTATCTTCTCAAAGTCTGCGCCGTCAAGAACCTCAACGACTTCACCCCCGAATGGCCCGAGAAAGCCGATGCCGCCTACTGGCGCAAGAAGTTTGCCGACATCCCGTATCGTTCCTTCATGCGCGAGTTCATGCACGTCCACATTCAGGACGGTGCCGTCTTCCGCCACGAAGATATCGTATGGGGACAAATGCTCCCCCTCAAGGAGTACGACGGCCTTTGCTTCTACGGCGACCTTTCCTACAAAGCCGCCGGAGACTACAAAGCCATGCTCCTTGTCGGCAAAATAGGGCGTCAGTACCACATCATCCACGTCTACCTCCGCCGGGGCTCCCGCGCCAAGTGCGCCGCCTGGCTCTACGACCTCTACGAAGACCTCAAGCTGGAACGCTTCAACATCTCCTACGTCATCGAAGGCCTTTTCGCTATGGACGAGTTCGTCAACGACTTCGACACCGAAGGCGACGAGCGCGGCTACCACATCCCCGTCACCGCCGACCGCCGCGGCAAGGCCGACAAGTACGACCGTGTCGAGTCCACCGCCGGGTTCTTCGAGCGCCACAATGTCATCTTCAACATCCTCATGCAGCAAAACCCCGACTTCATCACCCTTGTCGACCAGTTCCTCGCATTCGAGCGCGGCTCGCAGGCCAACGACGACGGCCCCGATGCTTGGCACGGCGCGCAAGCCCGCCTCAATAAAATCACATTCGTAGAGAAGTTCCAGCCCCGCACAGTCAGCCGGGCCGAACGTCGCTCAAAATCCAAAAACAACTATTGATATGGCAAATTTTATACAAGAAACCGATTACGAAGTACAGGCGCGTCAGGAAATCCTGAAGCTCCTCGACACCACCGATGACCGTGCCGCCATCCTGAAAGCCGAACGCTTTGCTATCTCCCAGATACGCAAATACATCGGCGGACGCTACGATTGCGACACCATTTTCTCCGCCGTCGCCGACCTCCGCGACGACTACATCATCATGATAACCATCGACATCGCCCTCTATCATCTTTGGGCGAAGAAAGCTCCCAAGTCCATCCCCCAGCACCGCAAGGAACGCTACGCCGATGCCCTCGACTGGCTCACCAACGTCGGCTCCGGCGAGATGCCCACCGACCTCCCGCAGCTTCCTCCCGACAGCTACCGCGGAGACCTCCGCATCTATTCACTGTACAAACCCAACAACAACAAGTATTAATCCCGCGCTATCCACGTTTAAGCGCGTTTAAATCGAATTTAAAATAGACAAATCGTATGAGTGCTAAACCTAAAAATAAAACCCCGCAAACACGCGGAAAACAGCCCGATTTAATCGTGGCTAAAATAGTGAGCGAATTCAAAGACCGCACCCGTGCCGAAATCCGCAAGTGGCGCCAAGCCCTCGAAATGGCCGGAGACGTCAACACCCCTCGTCTCTATGCCCTTCAGGACCTTTACGACAACCTCAAGGACGACGGCCACTTCATCTCCCAGATAGAACTCCGCAAAGCCGCAACACTTTGCGCCCCCTTCCATATCCAAGACCGCCGCACAGGCGAAATCGACGAAGAGAAGACCAAGCTCTTCATGACCGAATGGTTCTACAACTTCATGGAAGATGCCCTTGAAGCCCCGCACTACGGCTACACCCTTCTCGAACTCACCGACCCCTCCACCATGTCCTTCACCCTCGTCCCGCGTCGCAACGTCGTTCCCACGCTCTCCCTCGTCCTTCCCGAAGTCAATGCCACCACAGGCATATCCTATGCCACAGGCTTCGAGAACACCCTTATCCACGTCGGCAAGCCCACCGACCTCGGTCTCATGGCCAACATCTGCGGCCAGCTCATCTGGAAGCGCAACGCCCAGCAGTCATGGGCTGAGTTCTCCGAAAAGTACGGCCAGCCCCTCATCACCGCCACCACCAACAAAACCTCCCAAGGCGACCTCGACAAAATCGAATCCATGCTCACCGCCCTCGGCGAAGCCGCGCAGGCCGTCCTCCCCGAAGGCACCACCATCGACATCAAACCCTTTGCAGGCTCCGACGCCTACCAAGTCTACGACAAACAGATAGACCGCATCAACACCGAAATCGGCAAGCCCATCACGGGCGGCACCATGATTTCCGACAACGGCAGCTCCCGTTCCCAGTCCGAAGTCCACGAACGCAACCTCGACGGCAAGATAGCCGCCGCCGACCGCCGCATCATCACCTTCACCGTCAACAACCAGCTCCTCCGCATCATGCAGGCCTGCGGTCTCCCCATCAACCCCGAAACCGACGAATTCATCTTCGACACCACCGTCCAGCTCTCCCTCAAAGACTATTTTGAAATCGTTACCCGCTTGCTCGACAAAGGCTATCCCATCCCCACCAAGTGGATAAGCAAAACCTTCAACATCCCCATCGACGGCGACCCCACCCCCATACAGCATCCTTCACCGTTCCAGCAACCCCCAAAAGCCCAAGCAACCCCCGGCGGCTTCCTCGCAAATTTTCAGTAGGGGCACGTGACCGAACCCCCATTCCGTCCACGTGCCCCGCCCCCCAATCCCCAAATTGTCAATTGTCAACTGTCAATTGTCAATTGCTTTATCCCCCTGTTCAAAGCTATTTCGCCCAAGGCCATGAGCTTCCCGACTTTGCCGACGAAATCTCCCGTCTCTGCGTCAGCATCTACCAGCAGCAAAAAGGCGTCCACTGTGACCCCGATTTACTCAACTCCACCGCCCGCACCCTCCTCGAAGGTGTCTACAGTGGCTATGGCAACGACTTCGTCTCCGCCGACTGGAACACCCCCGACCACCTCATGCTCACCCGTCTCACCCGGAACGTCTTCAGTTTCTCCGCCGCCAAGAACTATCAGGAACTCCGCACCATCACCTCCGCCCTCCGCGACGATGAAGGCCACCTCCGCAGCTTCCCCGATTTCCGCGACCAAGTCTCCGCCATCAACGCCAAGTTCAATCAGGCATGGCTGCAAACCGAGTACGACACCTGCATCGCCACCGCCACCCAGTCCGCCCGCTGGCAGCAGTTCCAGGAGCAAAAGAACCTCTTCCCGTACCTCCGCTACCAAACCGCCGGAGACGAAAGCGTCCGCGACGAGCACCGCGCCCTCGACGGCGTCACCAAGCGCATCGACGACCCCTTTTGGCGCACCTACTATCCACCCAACGGCTGGAACTGCCGTTGCGAAGCCATCCAAGTCCCCGAAGACGACGTACAAGAAACTCCCGAAGGTTCCTACAAAGCCCCCTTCATCCCCCAACTCTTCCGCACCAACTCCGGCCAGACCGGGCTTATCTTCCCCCAAGGACATCCGTACTACACCGACGTCCCCAACAGCGAGATACGCCGCGCCATAACCTACCTTCCCCCGGAGAACGGCTACCTCGACGGACACATCAACCTGTCCGGCCGTCAGGTACCTGTTCACCATCACGTCATGCACAATTTAGATGAACTGCCGGGAAACAACGAAGTCCTTTCCGACCTTCTCCGCCTGAAGCCGGAAATCACCGAAGTCAGCCTCTTGCCCGACATCCATTACAAGGATGCCGACCTGAAACCGAAATTCTATCCCGAAAACTGGAAATTCCACAATAAGGACAAGAACGCCGATGCCGTTCTCAGCTTTGGTAAACAGGAAGAGTGGGTTGTCGATTTCAAGCGTCTGCAAGGCAACGGCAAGCACCTTGCCCCGCATCTCGAAAAAGCAGCCCAACAGGCCGACTATGCCATCATAAAGTTGCCCGAAAACCGAAGTGAAAGTATAAAATCCATTTGCAATACTGCCGATAAGAAGCTCGATTCTACCGAACTGAAAGGCATACTCATCATTGACAACGATGGTCAACTGGTATATGAGAGGTATAAAACTAAATCAGCGGTTAAACGGTGAATAAACACCGTATAACCGCTGAAGTCTTGCTGCCCCCGCAGAGGTAGCTGGCACAAAAATACAAATAATATTCTAATTAACAATCAAATAACAAAAAAAGTCATGAAACAGTTATATAATTCCATTCAATCCCTTTTCCATTCCCCCGAAACCCTCCAGCTCTTCCGGCAGCTCAACCTCTGTCCCCCCGAATTCATCGACCTCTACAACGGCCAACCCGAATCCCCCGAAGACTTCGAGTTCACCACCCCCGCCTTATTCATCGACTACTCCATCTCATGGGACAAAGCCGGAACCATGCGCCTCGGCACCCTCACCCTCGAAGTCCACATTCTCACCGACCCAACCCCCGAAACCGACAACCTCACCGCCCCCCTCAGCGGCCTCGAAAAAGTCGACTATTACGAAACCATCTCCGACCTCCTCGAATCCCTCTCCACCTCCGAAACCTCCGCCCTCGTCCTCACCTCCGAGCGTCCCGTCACCACCGACTACTTCAACTACCACGCCATCACCTTCACCTGCACCATCTCCCGCCGCCGTACCCAAACTATAAGTGTTGCATTCGGAAAATTCCAACTATATTCCAAACAAAATTATCTTATCGACTGACGCCAATTATTATATTCTTTTTTGCAACAATCATTTTTACGTTAGATATGACTTTTTTTTTAAAACAAATAAATATATTTGCAAAAAAAACAACACTATGAAAGCAGAAGGAATATCTAAAAACTTAAATGATTTTTTATTGCGTTTAGATTCATTATTTGATACTTTACCAATGATGCATATATTGCTAAAACCTGAATTCGAAAAAATAGCAGATGAAATGGACAAATTTAAATCAGATAAATTTGTAAAAGTTGAAAAAGAAGATGAAGGTGAAAGTGAAGGTGAAGAGAAAGAAACATATAGTTTACTAGTAGAAGATTATCCAGTATTTAAAAAAATTATGAACAATGCAACGACACTAGTAATTGCTCCTAAAATAATAAATGAAAGTCTTTTCGTTTCATTAGTCTCTCAATATGATGCTTTTTTTGCGAAATTACTTAGGGCTATATATTTATTAGTTCCTGATATTATAGAATCATCTGATAGAAGTTTGACACTTTCTCAACTCACCGAATTAGGAAGTATTGAGGCAGCTAAGGAATTAATCATAGAAAAAGAAATAGAAACTATTCTTCGTAAAAGCCATAAAGAGCATTTCACGTATTTGGAGACAAAATTAAAGATGCCACTAACTAAAGATCTTCCTATATTCACAACCTTTATAGAACTCACAGAAAGAAGAAATTTATTTGTTCATTGCGATGGCATAGTATCTAATCAATATATAAGCGTTTGTAAAGAGAATAAATGTGATATTTCAACAATTAAAGTTGGGGATAAGTTGAGTATTGATATTGATTATTTTAAGAAAGCATATTATTGCCTTTATGAACTATCGGTAAAATTAGCCCATACTATATGGAGAAAAATATGTAAGGAAGATATAGAATATGCAGACCGTCATCTAAACGACACTTGTTATAACTTATTAGTAAACAAACAGTTAGTTTTGGCTGATATTTTATTAAGTTTTGCATGTAATCAAAAGAAGCACTCAAATGACGTGTACAAAAGTTTATTCATAATAAATGCAGCATTATCTAAATATTTGCAAGATAAAAAAGATAACGCAATAGATATTTTGAGACAAAAAGATTGGAGCGCTTGTAGTAATGATTTTCAATTAGCAAATTATGTATTAAATGAAGATTATAAAGCTTGTTATAAACTAATGAAAAAAATAGGCACATCTGGAGATGTTGAAAAAGAGAATTATAGGCAGTGGCCACTTTTTGAAAAGATACGTGAATTAGAGGACTTTAAAAAATGTTATTTTGAAATATTTAATGAAGAATACAAAGTTATTGAGATTCCATTAAGGCCTATAGAAAAACTTATCAATGAAACACAACAAAAGAAACAATTAAAAGAACTTTCTGATTCTGCAGCACTTAACTCAACACAAAATTGAGTGAGTAACAAAAAAAAAACGGTGTTTAATACTAACTTAAAAATTGTTTAAACACCGTTTAATTCATCATCACGCCTGCATTCTCATCGCATCCTTATACTCCGGCTGTAACTCCTTCAGCAAATTCAGCACCGGAATATGACTTCTCTCACCCCTCAACCCCACATCCTCATTATACATCAAATCCACCAAATCATTCACCAAGTCCTGCCAGTCCTCAATCACAGCCGTAGTCTTCACCCGAATCACCAGTTCATCCTTCTTAAAGTCTACCATCACTCAGCCCTCCCCATCAATTCGTTCACCAATCTCATCCGCAACTCACCATCCTCAATCCGGGCCACGTCAGCCAATATCCTCACCATACGGTCAGCCGTAAGCCGATTATAATTACGCTTAGCCTTCACTGGAAGAGCAGCTACAGCCCGCGTCTCAACACCAAACAAATCCCGTTGCTCATCTAAACGAATCACCAATTCCTCAGCCCAGTCGCGAAACAATTTCGCACGAGCACTTTTAATGAAGAAACCAAGACGGATAATACCAGCCTTGGTCCAATAAACCTGATTAGGTTGTCTTATAGAAGTAATAGGAGTACTAACACCCTTAGCGTGAAGGTGTGACAATATGTCACACCCTGTAACAAAATGTTTTCCACGAACAAACTCTTCACCATAACGGCATTGTACTTGGCGTATAGCATATCTAGTTACACCATACCCTGCCGCCACATCACGAGTCGACAACAAAAACTCAAACCTCTCATCAGGAACAACATTAACCGTAACACCTTCCATCACGGTTACAGGGAGCAAGCCCCTCTTTTCTTTTAGATTAGACATAATTTGATAAGTATTTTTGCATTTTGGGCACAAAAAAAACGGTGTGCCACTTCCCGCTGCAAAAGTTCTTATCAGAGACTTGCATACACCATTACAATGTATGCACGGGGTTGACACACCGCCATATACGGACGCTTCCGTTAAGGCATAAAAAAAGCCCAAGCGAAGCGCAATGGACGGAACATATATTCCATCTCTGATTTTAAACTTTTGCGCCACAAACCTACGACTTTTTTTTCAATATCCAACTTCAAAGAGCTACTTTTTACAAATCTCTTTTATAAATCCACCCTATAAATATACAAAAAATAACGACAAAATCAAATAATATCTTATTGATAATCAAATGTTTAATTCGTTTATAAACTCTAAATATCGAAGCAGATTTCATTCTCTAAAATAACTTTTCACCTCCCCATCCGGCACCCAATCCACCGTCACAACCCCTTTAACCTGTCCGGTACCCCCACATTTAGGGCAAGGCATCTTCACCCGTTCATTAATAACCTCCGGGTCAAGATAATACCCATTCCCCTTGCAATATCCACAAGCATATCCGGTAAAATACCCCACTGTCTCTTTTCCCGTTCCAAATTGAGGTGCCATAATTTGCACCCCGTTCCATTTCTCACTCATGCTTTTTTCTCTTTATAAGTCCAACCATTCAATCTGTAAACCTCCCGCCGTGCCTCTTCCCGCGTCAGATAATCCCCGACCTTTGTCCCATGCGTCGATATCTTCGGCGGGAAGCCATCTCCCTGTCGGTAAGTGATTTCGAGATACACCGCCCAGCACCGTCCGCGTGGACGGTATTGGTACCATCGGTGTATCTCCTTCATGTCACTGTTCCACTGCATCACCCTCTTTTTTCGGTTCCACATAGAACGTCTCATCCTGCACCACCTGCACACCAACTCTCGGAAAAAACTCCGCCACCTCAGGCAATTCCCGGTCTGCCAGCAGCTTATCCTTTGCCAGTTCCTCCGATGTGCGGATATAATCCGGCATCAGCTCTTTCACCAGATTCGTCACCGCCGCCCACGTGAACCCCTTCAGGTTCTTTAGCTTTGGTGTCCCGGTACGGAACCCAAACACCCCATGAGCACTCTCCACACTTTTCTTCTTCGAGAACAGTTCGTCTCTATTCTCCACCGCAAAGGCCTGCAGCACTTCAAAGCTCTTTTCTTTGGCAGCATTGAGCACCGCCAATTGTTCCGCATACTTTTCCCTGATACGTGTCATCTCAACATCCATCTTCGACGTCATGTTCTGCACCTTCGCATCCGCCGCCGCAAACTCGGCAAAAGCCTGTTCTGCCTGTTCCCGTGTAACACCTGTTACCACCATTTTCTTCGTTCTTGCCATAATCTTCACTGTTTAAATGTTATTTAATAAAATCACTCTCTTCCTCCCCGAACATACTCAACTGCCTCGCCCGTTCTTCCCGTTCCAGTCTCATCCTCTCCTCAAGCTCCTTCAGTTCCTTCACCGCAGGCGTAGCCAGATAGTTATAAAAAGTAGTCCTCCCAATTTTATAAGTAGGGTAGATATGGTTCTGATAGATAAACTTATCCGTGCATCCCCGCGCATGGTGTTGCAAATAAATATCCTGTATATCCTTCACCCTCAACAGGAAGTTCCTTCTGTTATATCCTTTTGCCATAATCTTCTTTTTCTATAAATAGAGCCATTTCCGGCACCGCCCCGGATAGTTGCTCCGCTCTCACACGGTCATTCAATGGCATCACCCACGCAAATTCACGCTCAGGCATCCCCGCCGTATCACCTTGCCCGTCTCCACCTTCGCCTCCTCACACGCCTTTTCAGCCTTTTCCGCCGTCTTTTGCCTCCGCAGGAACTCATTGTACACCCGCTTCATCTGCGCCTCCGTCATCTCGTTCAAATCATCAATCCCCGCAGCCCGGCAAGCCGTTGCAATTATCTTCTGCAACCGTTCCCTCCGTGTCATCCCCTCATAAATCCCCGCCTTTTCAAAGTACCCCGCCACACTCGCAATCACCCGCTTCCTCAGCCTGTCCATCCTCTCATCCTCCCCCTCACTTTTCGTCATCCACTTCATGTCCTCAATCATCTTCTTATACACCTTTGGTGCCCTCTCATACAGTTCACTCAACGACGTCCCGCCTGAATACTGGCACACAATCTCTTCCTTCGTTGCCCCCGGCATCCTGCCCAGCAACTCGTAAAACACTCCGAACTTATTCATAACCCAATCCTCCTTTATTTCTTTTCAGCCTGCCGCCTTTTCTCCAGCAGCATCTTCTGAATCACAATCTCATTCCTGATAGCCCGCACCCCATTCGTAGCAAAGCTCTTCTCTATAATTTCCTCCCGCCTGTCCGCCAGTTCTTCCGGCAGGTTAGCGTCCACAATCGCCTCAATCTCCCTCCGCAGCTCACTCCCGAACGCATCCTGTTTCTTTCCATAGTTCAGCGTCGTAATCCGTCCGTTAAACCTACTCCAGAACTCCGCATAACTCCGTTTGCTCACCCGCCTGCCATCTTCCAGCCTCTTTTGCAGGTTATCCGCCCCGATAAAGTAGCACCCCAAAGCCATCTGGCTCCCCAAATTCGCCTTATTATACAGCCCCTTCATCAGCGTAATCACCGCCTCCGCGCAATCCCCGAACTCATCCAGTATCAGCAACGGCTTATACAGCAACAGCAACTCATTCGTCACATCCCTCCACAGCCTGTCTATGCCTCCCGTATTCTGCAACCCGAATTGCCCCGCCAGAAACCTCACGAAGTCCCCCTTTCCCGGATAGTCCGAACAGTCCACATATATCACATTGCTATGCCCACAAGCATACTCCTTTGCCGCATAACTCTTTCCGATTCCCGCCCGGTCACAAAGCACCTGCCACACCCCATGCTCCTGGCATTTTTCCAGATGCGTCTGTACCGTGATAAACGCCTTTGTGTCCACCGTTTCCCACACATTGTCATCCATGCAGCGATAATGTCTCGCCAGCACCAGCCACGAAGCATCCTTTATCACCGAATAGTTCCGGTCTCTCACGCACTTTATCTGAGACAACACCGACTTATCAAACTTAATCCCGTGGCGCAAAGCAATGATTCTTGCAAACTCCGCCTGTGACACCTTTCTTTCCTTCAATTCAAAGAACAGGCAATCCGTCACCTTGTCTTTAATCCTGTTTGTAATTTCCATTTTATATATGTATTAAAATCAACAACTTAAACACTATTTAAACGTCAACTATTCAACAACGCCTCCATCTCCATCTCTTCCCGGCTTTTCTCCACAAAACCGTTTCGTCTGTCCTCCACAGCATTGTTTTGTGCGTTTACCACCGCTTTCGGAGTGTCCCACCAGCCAAAGCCGAACCCGTCCGTTCCTGTAGCCCTGAATCCGGTTTGCTCTGCAATCTCCCGTTGCCGTTCCATCTCCGTCTTCGCATCCTCGTAACAATGCTTCTGCATGATGTTGAACAGTTGAATCTTACCCATTTCTCCGGGCTTATTCTTCATGTCAGCCACACAAGCCGCCAGCTTTTCCTTTTCGTATGCATCCGCCACCTTCTTCCCGTTCCGGTCACGCAGTTCCACCCATTCCGGCCTGTCCGCCCGCAGGTTCACAAACACCTTGAATGTATGTCCCAAATGTTCCCGGCTGAATTCAAAGTCCATCGCACTGCTTGCATTATCCGGCACAATAAACTTCATCTTCTCTCCGCGTATAGCCACCTCAATACCCTTCTGTCTGTACTCATATTCACCGAACGGATGCTGTTGGTTCTTCAGTTCCACCATGAACAGGCTCAGCTTTTCAAAATAATTCATCTTCACCCGTCCCTCACGTTCTTCCGCATACCGTTCAATCTTCGATTTCCCGATAAACGCACCATAAGCATCACGCGCTTCACCGCGACCGTTCCAAGCCTCCACAGCTTGAGCAAACTCCGCCATCACCTGTTCCTCCGTCGGCAGCTTATCCGTAAAATCCAAGTCTTTAGCCAGCTCTTTCAGCAATTCCGGATTCGCCACGCTATTCGGACTCTTCACCGTCACGTTTCCCCCTTTAAAGTTCTTCAGCTTCCTCAGTTCCCTTTGTTGGAAATGCCCGATTACAAGCTCCACACTCTTACTCCGTCCGGAGTAGGGGGTACAAGGAAAGTTTACATGGCTCATATTATTTATCAGCGCCTTCACCGTTGCCGATATATTCGCCGAACTGTTATCATAATTCATCTGATAAGGCTTGTACCCCCACTTATCCACCGTGTTCTGCAAAGCCTCTATCACCATCCCGCTGCTCTCACTGAAAGCCACGCTATATCCTATAATCGCACCCGTACACGCATCCGTCACGAAGTACGCATACAAATCGCTCATAACCTTCCACTTCTCATTCCCCCGGCTATCCTTCACCCGCTTCTTATAATACAACTGCATCGTTGTACCATCCAGCGACCAAAGCATATCCGGCTTGCTTATCGGTTCACGGTCAATCATCGGCTGCATATCCGCATCACCCACCAGTTTCCCGTGTCTCATATAATACCACACCTTTTTATGCTTAGGCATGTTTAAATGCTGTTTAATTGCCGATACCGTCATCTTCGGAAGTCCCAGCCCCGGCGCCTGCTCATTATACATCAGCCCTATATCCTCAAAGCTATACTTCACCTGTTCCCCTGCCAACTGCATCAATATCGCATGCGTCTGCCCGTTCATCTTCTCCCGGTTCACATTTCCGAAATATCCCGCCACCAGACAATCCAATCCTTCCGCAGCATATTCCCGTGCCTTCCTGTCCAGCACCCGCTCATTATTTATCGCCTTCGGAAACTTCACAAACCCCTTCATCTGTTCATTTAAACACTGTTTAAACATCTCCTCCTGCACTTCCCGGATAGAAGTAAACCCATATTTTCGTGCCGACTTCACATCCATCCGCCTCCAAAGTCTCAGCCATCCTGCCGCCCGTGCAATCCGTTGCACATCCGCCGGAACAAAGAGTTGCATATCACTCAACCGCGTCAAATCTTCCGCACTCACCTCAACCATCATCCTCAATCCCTTCTTCACCCCCTCCAGCTTCCGGTTTAATTCCTCCGCCGCCCGGTTTTCCACCCACAAAGCTGCGTCAACCCCTCCACAAATCACCCTCTTCACCAGCTCCCTGTATTTCTCCGCCATTCCGTCAAAATGCACAAATACTTCGCGCCCTTCTTTATGGTGTGGCCAACAATATACAAGACCAGTGCGCTGTCTCTCAAAGGCTTTGCGCAGATACATATCAGATACCCCACACCCCACCAGTTCAGGAACCGACACACAAAGCACCTGTTCTCCGGGGTTCGCCACCTCCGAATAACAAGCACTATCAAATGGTATGTTCCTATACTGCGGCATAATGATTTATCTTATTATTAGCTCCTTTCCCGGTCTAACTCCGAGCCGAAACGTATCTACGTTTAAAAGGAATCTCTTTCTATTTTCCCAAACCGAAAGAGTTTGCTACTCAGTTGTAGCGACCTCTCAAAAAAACTAACCCTAACTATTCTCTTAATAATACATTGCCATTATCTCATCAGCAAATGCGATAAATGAATTATCTTCTGTCTCAAGCATCTCATAATCCCGAAGGGGGGACTGAGTAGAAAAATAAGTTTGCTGCTCATTCACTTTATATCCCCACCGTTCTAATTCTTTCAGTTTCTCCTGCTCTTTCTTATTCAACGCTTCCATATCAACTTTCACCGTTTTGTTTTTCACGTCTATCTCTGCACCTCTTTTCCGCAGATAAGCACGCAGGTTTGCTTTATGACCGTTAAATCTTGATTCCATGATTTATCCCTCCGAATATGGTTTCTAAGCATTTTTTTCTTTGAACTCATCCCTATAGACATTAATCAGCAAATTAGCCACCACCACAAATATCAATACCGCACCACCTATCATTTCCCTGCGTGTTGGTTCACCATCAACCAGTGCAATCCCTGTAATCATTCCGATTACGGCTGCAATTACTTCTATTCTTTTTGCTGTTTTCATGTGATTATTCTACTTTTGTATCAAAAAATACTATGATTGATTTTAGAGACTATATCAAACCGTGCCTGACTGAATTTCATTATCAGTTTGAAGACACTTGCCTTCTCTGTCAGGAGCAACGTTTTCGCGATGCTTCATTGCTTCTGTTAGAATGTCTCCGGGAGTACTTGAACGGGGAGTACAACCAAAACCTATTATATCTCCAATATCGCACAGAAGTATATTTGAGAGAATTTTTCCGCATTCAGGATGTGGATGTATGGGTGTGCTCGGATTATATCTACAACATTGCAGAGTGTATTCGCACTGACAAGAACCCTTACACCTTTCTGACTGACAAAATAAGACCATTGCGCGAAGCTTCGCGTTCATAATGGATGTCATTCTAATTCTGATACTGTCTTCCATATTATTATGATTTTAATAGTTATCAATAAATTCCTTCGCTTCCTTTTCGCTCTGTGCTTCACTCTCCGGATAGCGGAACCCGCGAGGCTGTTCCAGTTCTTCCGGCGTATATAAGTAGAATATATCTTCGCTCTTACTCCATTCACACAGCCATCCTTTATACTTGAATGTTTTCATAATCTCAATTTGTTAGTTTGCCTCGTTACACATCTTTTCAAGCTCACAAAGTACCTTCATCGCTTTCCCGCTATTCCGCTTCGGAACTCTTTGTCCGCGGGCTATTTTCCCCACATATTGTGCGGTTACACCAAATTTTTCGGCCACTTCCTTATAAGGTGTGGTACGCTTTTCTTTCAGTTTTTCAGCTAATCTCATATCTTTTCTCGTTTTAATTATTACTTTTGTCTCGTTAACTGGGTACAAATATCAGATATAATGCGGAAATATCCAAATAATATTGCGGATATTTTCCTTTATATGCGGAAATTTCCAATACATTATATTTATGATAGTAGAAAATTTAAAGAAATTCATTGATTCAAAAGGGATTAGCATCGCTGCTTTTGAAAAGAGCATTGGTATGTCAAACAATTCCTTTAGGAAGTCGTTAAATTCTGGAGGAAATATAGGTAGTGACAAATTGGAAAATATCCTAAAGATATATCCTGATTTAAATCCTTCTTGGGTTTTAACCGGAAATGGCGAAATGTTAATTACATCTAATACTGAAATAAAAAATGGTCACCCAAATGGTCACCTAAATAGTCACCTATCGGAAAATATAGATGAAAAAGATGCGTATCTAACGGAAAAATTAGAACCTCACGTTATGAGTTTGGGAATGGTTGCCGCAGAACCGAGAACGATATATGGAGAAAGTAGACAAAGGGTTGCCGTAAAGCTACGCAAAGAACAAATGCGCATTCCTAAACTATTAGAAGAGAAAACCCGCATATCGGTGCCATTCTATAACCTACCGGTTAGTGCTGGTCAGCTTGGCATCCTTGAATCTGAGGTACTTGCTCAATCAGTGCCTGATGGCTTTGTCGAATTGAGTGTTTTCGAGGGTTGTGAGGCAATATTCCCCATCACAGGCATCAGTATGGAGCCTATCATTTCATCTGGCGACTGGATTGGTATAAGAACAATAGACAATCTATCCCATAGTTGGGAATTCCTGCAAACAGGCGCTATATATCTTATCATAACGCGCGAAGAACGAATGATTAAATTTATAGAGAAAGCCAATGACGAAGATTTCATTATTTGTAAAAGTCCCAATTACAGCCCTTTCAAGGTATTCAAAGGAGATATTCTTAAGCTCTATCGCGTAAAAGCCTGTTCCAAACGATTATAAACCATTTAAAACTAAATACTATGTATGATTTCAAACTTTTAAAACCTGTATCCAATATTGTAGATGTATTGGGTAGAGTGGTTATCGCACTTGCTCTAATCGGGGGGCTTTATTTTATTTCCAGCGGTGATTACAATATGATTGCAGGTATTGCTATTCTGTTAGGTGGAGGTATTTTAGGACTTCTTCTGATACTAATCTCTCAACTCGTCAACCTGTTCCTTCAGATAGAACAAAACACCCGAAAACAGTCGGAACAATAAATATAGAGAGCCGTTGTAATATCACTATTTACAACGGTTTTGTTTTATCTATTTCGCAATATTAACTATATCAATACTTCCATATAATAATTATTTAGTAGTTTTACTATATTAAATAAACCATATAGCATCATGACAAAAGTAATTCATGTACACCTGATTTTCGAGAAACGAGATTTCTATTTTGGTAGTATCTCTGCCATCTTCGACACCTTAGACGAGGCAACCATAGGCATAAAGAAAAGCACCCTCGCTCATTCCGGTCTTTCCGATGGAAGTTCTCTTCCTACACCTCGCGCCATCATAAAGCAATCCCATCTCATTCGTAGCGGTCGCAACTCAGAAGAATAGAAGTAACGTTTAACCTCCATTTAAACCACGTTTAACCCCTTATTAAATTATCCAGTTAAACATCTCCCCAAAGTTTAACCCAAACTCACTCAAGTTTAAAACATTTGCACGATTTGTTCTTCCTCTCTTTCAATAAACAAAGAGGCTGAAACCCGTATCACATCGATGTTTCAGCCTCTTCCTGTTTCTCCAATCAAATTTATACTATTCGTTCTGCCCCCTATAAATAACAAGCGGGTAGCATACCTGAATAGGTACAAGAAAAGGCGTTTTCTTACCGATTATTTCAATAATCCTTTATGAAAAAACTATTTTGCTAATAAGTAAAGCGAATAGACAAGCTGTCCGTTTTTGAGGATTCAAAGATGGATGAAGTGGTGTGTGCTTTTCAGTCCGCATCAGGGGCAATATGAGATGTTTTTAGTGTTTGTAAATAGATTAATAGATAAAAATTAAGTTATTAACGTGAAAAAAAGACCTTTTATTTTGGATAATCAAAAATAATGTTCAATTTTGCAGGCACAAAGCTCCGTTACTTGATAAGTAATTTCCTTGCAATATATTGTTTCATAACATATTACAATTCACATCATTTCCCCATTTACTTTTCCTAACAGAAGAAATCAATTTACGGTTAGCCTTATCCACCTTTTCATTTTCGAAGGGCTTCAGATAGGTTTCCGTCACGCGAACCGAAGAGTGTCCCAATGCCTGGCAAATGATTCCGACGGGCATTCCTATATGGTAGGCCAGTGTAGCCCAGGTGTGCCGCGCCGTGTAGGAGCTGACTTTTACACCGGGAAGTAACCGTTTAGCCAGTGCTCCCAGCATCTTATTGAAATTCCGCAAGGCTTTCTGATAATACCCGTATAAGGCATCCTCCCCTTCCGGGGCATCATTCAATATGGGAAAAAAATAGAGGGAGGCAGCATCCTTATCCTTAAACTCTTTCAGTAAGGGCAAGGCTTCCCGAGGGATGCGCAACGTGATCTGCTTTCCCGTCTTGTGGCGGCGGTACACTATCCTGCCATCACGCACATCCCTCTTGCGAAGGTGGGCAAGGTCGATGAACGGCATGCCGCGCAGCAGGAACATCAGAAGGAAATAGGCCTGTGCGCGTTGTAGTTCTTTGCAGGGCACGGCAAGATTTGTGTGCATCAGCCTGCCCATCTGTTCCTCAGTCAACGCCCGTTTGGTCTGCGACTTCACCTTGGTATACACGTCATCGAAGAGTTTAGCGTTGTGTTCCGGCGTGCCGGGTGGGGACAGGCGGTTATATACCGCCTGCAAGGTGCGCATATAGGTGGAAATGGTGTTCCAGCTCAGCCGCCTTTGCAGCAGCCAGTCCTCATACGCTTTCAGTCGCCCGGGGGTGAACACGTCATTCACGGGCATTGCCCCACAGGAAAACTTTGCAAAAGAGTGCAAGGTGCTGGTGTAGGTATGCACCGCAGGGTACCTCTTGTCTTCACTCAATTTGTTAATGACCTTCGTCATATACAGCGAAAGGTCCAGCCTTCCGTCATCTTTCTCAATCCTTTCTGTATTCATCACTTTTATCATTTAAAGTTGCACACTACGAAGTGAGTCCTGAGAACAGGAATCACAAGTGTAATGTTTGTGAATACAAAGTAAAGAAAGTGAGGAAGAAGATTCAGAGCCAAACAAAAAGAGAAAATGCTAATATCAATCTTGAAATAACAGAAAACTTCTTATCTTTGTACAAAGAACATTGTTCAAGATGAAAGGAGCAAGAATATGAAAACAAAAGATGAATGTATTGCCACACTCAGACAATTCAAAAATGATTGTGCGTCCAAATATGGCATTCGCTCTATTGGAATATTTGGTTCGGTAGCTCGTGGCGAGAATCGACCTGACAGTGATGTAGATGTTTTCGTAGAATTGGAAGAACCCGACCCATTTGTCATGTTCGATATTCGAGAAACACTGCAATCCTTGCTCGGATGTAAAGTTGATTTAGTTCGTTTGCGAGAAGGATTACGAGATCTATTACTTAAAAGAATAGAGCAAGATGGAGTTTACGCCTAAGTTGAAAGAAGAAATTATTGATAAACATCTGTCCCCACTGAAAGAGGCAGTGGAAATCGTAAAACAAGATTTAATCTAA